GCCTCTTTCAACCCAACTATCGTATTTGCGGTCAATCAGCATAAAGACTTGGCTCAATACGTAGCCGGTGAGAACGTCAAATATCAACTGTATTACTCAGTATCAGACCTCGGTAATGCTCAATCCTTACATGCTGAATTGGAAGGTATCCCGTCAGTAGGTTTGATCCTGAATAAAACTGTCGGTGAGTATAAAGAAGCTCTGCCAATGGCAGTCATGGCTGCTACGAATTATAACCGTCGTAATAGCGCTATCAACTATATGTTCAGACAAGCCGGCGGATTAACCGCTGATGTCAGAACCGACAATGAAGCCAATCAATTTGATGCCATCAACGTATCTTACTATGGCCAGACAGCTACGGCAGGACAGAATATATCCTTCTTCCAGCGTGGCTTCTTATTGGGTACCGCTACCAGTCCTCGTGATATGTCTGTGCATGCCAATGAGCAATGGCTTAAGGGCTATCTCAAATCAAGGCTGATGGCTTTGTTCCTCGGTACCAACAGAATCCCTGCCAACTTGGATGGTAGAGGTATGGTTCTAGCCATTGTGCAGGAAGGTATTGAACGGGCTATATTCAATGGGACCATTCTTATTGGTGCTACTTTGACAGAGCTGCAGAAAGTAACGGTTAATCAGCTTACCGGGGATCCACTGGCCTATCAGGATATTCAGTCAAATGGGTACTGGTCAGACGCGGAGGTTATTGTAAATACCGTCAATGGAGTAGAAGAGCACATTTGCCAATACACCCTGGTCTACAAAAAAGGTGATGTTGTTCGCCGGATCCAAGGAAGCCACAATTTAATTTAAATTTAAAAGGATTAAATAAATGTTTGATTTAAGCGCAATAGGAGTTTCAGTTCGAGTCATTGCATCCAGAACATTTCCGGTGGGATTTACGATTACCGAGTTTGCCGATGATGCTGACCCGTTTGATATTCCCAATATCGATATAGCTACGCCAACTCTGAACGTTAATGGTGAACTGGTAAGAGTATCAACTCCGACACCTATCGTCATCACATTGAACGTAATACCGCATTCAGATGCAGATAACAATCTGGCTATCATTTTTGAGGCTAACCGTGCTACACGTGGAAAGCGTCATGCTGGAGATATAATCACGTTGACTGGTATCTATCCTACTGGTCAAACAATCTCCTTAACCAACGGCGTGATGACCAATGGCGCTCCCGGAACAGGCGTGGCATCGGCGGGACGGATTAAGAGTAAAGCATATACATTTGCATTTGAGGGCAAAGCTGTAACAAGAAATAACACTCTTAATTTATTCTAAGGTTTCATGCTAAAGTAAAGACCCGGTGACCCAAAAAATCACCGGGTTTTTTATAAACTAGGAGAACCAATATGCCAGAACTGAAAAAGCCAATAGACATTGAAGTCTTGGACCAAGAAGGAAATCTCAAGACATTCACGATATCCAGATTACCTGCTCTCGTTGGTCGTGAAGTAATAGCCAAGTATGTATCAGGTAACACACCTAAGATTGGGGAATACGATATCTCTGAGGAAGCGATGTTATTACTGTTTCAATACATCGAGCATGACGGCATCAGATTAATTAACAAGGACCTGATTAATAACCATGTCTCAGATGCAACTCAGTTAATCGCGCTTGAGTTCAAAATGTTACAATATAATTCATCCTTGCTCGGTGGCGCTGGCAATAAGAATATCTTGGATGTATTGATGGATAAATTGATGACCAGATTACTACCTCATCTCGGGACCATGACCGAACAGGTTAGTTCATTTCTTGGATCAATGAGTAAGTCAGCTGAACCAATAAAAGCTAAAACTAAACCAAGGAGCAGCAAATGAGCGAGTTGACACAAGAACGAGTAAAGGAATTATTTGATTACGATTCGGAGAATGGTTGGTTGATTCGGAAGAAAGGTGAGCGCGGGAGAGTGGTTAATCGTCCATGCGGACATAATCCTAATCGTGCTGGGCGTGGTTGTGTCAGGATTGATGGGAAACTGCATCTCACTCATCGAGCAATCTGGTTCTGGCATTATGGTGAATGGCCAAATGGTGAGATTGATCACATTGATAGAAATCCGATGAATAATCGGATTGAGAATCTGCGCGATGTCTCGAGGTCAGAAAATAGCCAGAACCATAGATTACATAGTAATAATGCTACTGGATATCCGGGCGTTTCTTGGCATAAAAGCAGCAAGAAATATCGGGGTCAAGTTGCGATTGATAACAAACGAATCAGTCTAGGCTACTTCAACACTCCAGAAGAAGCCTTCTTGGCTTACCAACTCGCTAAGATAGAATATCATCCGACTAGCCCTATCTCTCAAGAATATTATAAAGAACTTACACTCGCGGGATAATTATTTGTGGAAAGCAAATCTGTATTAGTAAGTAATCTTGATAATGAATCGAAGCGGTTTGTTATCAAGAAATTACCTGCCATATCAATGAAGGCTATCCTCGACTGCTATTGTGAACATGAAGGATTAAGCGAGGACATTCTAATTGATTTATTGAATAAGTCTGGGGTTGAGCCAGTTGATGAGGTAGAAGACCATCACCAATTGGCCCGGTTAGAAGAGGCCATTCTTGATTATAATCTATCTTTCTTTAAGGCCAGAAAGAAGATAAGAATTCCAACATTTAAGAATAGATTTACTCCACAAGATTACCCGAACGCGGACCCATTCATTGCCAGTATAATCTCATCAGGGATGGCTACTTATCTGCAATTGAAGAATGAATTATCTCTTGAGGAAGCATTTACGCTCTGGGAGATAAGCACTACCAACAAGATTAACGAGCTTAAGGCGGTCGAATCATGAGCATTATTGATCAGTTTGTATGGGTGCTGGAATCTGATTCGTCAGCCCTCAAGAAGGATATCGAGGATTCGAAGAAGAAAGTCGATAGTCTCGGATCGTCCTTTAACCAGGCAGAGCAATCTGGTGTATCAGCTGCTGAAGGTATCGGTGTTGGTTTCGGCAAGCTGATAGGTGTGATTGCTTCGGTGGCATCAGTAGCCAAGTTATTTAATATGGCGTCTGATTTCGCTGGGGCTACCAAATCACTCAGCAACCTATCTGACCAGACAGGCATAGCCGTAGATGACCTGGACGGACTGCAGAAAGGATTGAGCAGAGTTGGCGTAGATTCGGAGAATACTGCTCGGGCAGTAACGGAAATCACTAATGCTATTGGCTCAGAGAGTAAAGCGCTGGCTGATTATGGAATAGCTGCCAAGGATGCTGCTGGCAACTCAAGAGATACATTGGATGTGCTTGGTGATATAGCCGAACAAGCCTCCAGGATGTCTGCACAAGATGCTTCGTCATTCTTCAAGTCATTAAGAATTACCGATCCACAATTAATTAATAATCTGCGCAAGGGACGAGGTGAAATCGAGAATCTTATTCGCGCCGAAAAGATTAAGGGGGTAGTTGATGAGGAGCAGATTAAGCTTGCTGAAGAGTATGAGGAGGTATCCAATAATTTATCTACTGCTATAGGCGACATAGGAGATGTTATCTCTAAATACGTATTGCCAATCTATACCAAGTTAAAAGCAGGAGTGCTTGGTGGTATAGAAGTATTATCCAAGCACAGTGGATTTCTAAAGATATTTGCAGTAATACTTACTGCTGTAGTTACTCCAGCATTGCTGTCATTTGCTTCTGCTCAACTGGCTGCTGCAGCTCCAATATTGGCTGCCGGTGCTGCTGCGGCTGCATTTGCTTTGGCTATTGATGACTTAATGAACTTCTTTGCTGGAAACGGTAGCGTCATTGAGGATTGGGCTAAACAGTTTGGTTATACTCAAGAAGAGATAGATAAGTTCCGGGAGACTGTAAAAGGATATTTTATAAGTCTGTTTGAATATTGGGATGAGCTGATGGATGCTTTTACAGATGCTCCTGCTAAAGTATCATCTATATTGAGTAAGATCAGCAATGACTTTAGAGATAAATTTAATGGTATTAAGAAAATCGTTACTGATTGGATAGATGCGGTACTTGATGCAATCCGTCCATTGACTGATGCTATATCGGGGATCTTCAGTGGGGCCAAATCGATAGGTGGAATGATTGGTAATCTCTTTGGCTCAAGTAAATCAAATACCAGTATCCCTGCTCAAGCAACAGAGATGATGAATTCAGCAAGGAATGCTCCAACCAATAACATATCTACCTCGTCCATCCAGAACAGCAAGAATAGCAGCCAGACTAATAATAACAATCAAACCAACAATATTACTATCAATACTACTGCTGACCCTAAAGCCATTGCTGATAAGGTCAAGACTACTACCAAGGATGGATTGAGTGAGTTCGCAAGACAAAATAGGGGAGGGTCATTAAATTAATAATCCAGTATATATACTCGACAATGACGATAAGCAGGTAGTATTTTCTCTGCTTAATCCTATGCACGTCATTGTGGATGAGCACAGGAGACTGACAGCATTCCAAGTAGAAGATGGTTCCAAGCGTACTGACCATGTAGTCGAGGAGCCAATACAGATTACTATTGATTTCTTGGTTCAGGAGGATTTAGTCAATCAGCTTCAATCCATCAAGGCAGCGTGGAGAGATAACAGGTTATTTACGCTAATGACTCGTGGAGACATGTATAAGGATATGTTCCTAGTCGCCATGCCTCACGATGAACCAAGTAACATGGTTGGTATAGGTATTACTCTTATCTTCCAAGAATTCAAGACTGTATATCCCGAGTATGGTGAAGCTCCTATTCGCGTTGAACAATCAAAACAAACTGATACCAAGCAAAGAGGTCAAGTATCTGTTGGCAAGAAGATGGATACCGATATAAGTAATAACGGTAAAGCCGTATTGCAGAAAGAACAAAGCCTTCTTAAAGATTTGATAGGATAACTCTATGCTATTAGACGAAATAAACTTACAACCCATTCCGAACCAAGAAATTTATTATCAAAGCTTTCGGTTAAGAATTTATCAAACCAATTCTGCCATGGCTATGGACTTATACAAGGATGGTGTTGATATCGTTCTTGGCTTGAGACTGGTTAATGGTGGATTAACGCTTCCTTATCCTGCCCTAATGTCAGATGTGGAAGGTGGTACTAGTGGCATCAATTTCTTGCTTGACTGTCCTGATGATGGTCTGCCTGATTATAAAAGGTTTGGTACAGACCAGAAGTTATACGCTTTCAATGTGGCTGAACTGAATGAGTTCGAAGGAGATGTATTTACGCCGGCCAATGATATTTATGAATAAGCGACTCATTCGAATAGGCGTTCAGATAAATAGGCAGATGGTCATCTACTCATCTTCTGATGGGATGAATATATCGGTCTCTGGAACCAAGTATGCCAGCCCTACGAAAAATGAATGCTCAATTACCCTGATGAACATCAAAGAGGATACTCGCAATCAATTATTGACTAACAAAGCAGGGATAGTCACTGTTGAAGTAGGCAGAGAAGACTCTGGATATTTCATGCTATTTCAGGGCGATATCGTTGAGGTAATATCATCCAGTCCGCCTGATGTGGCTCTGACCATACACGCCAATACGGCTGCTAATGCATCTTATAAGGTAGTCTCCAAAGCTTATACGCCCAGTGCTATGCTCTCTACCATTGCTCAGGGAGTGGCAACTGATATGGGATTGACCCTTGATTTCCAAGCAAAAGATAAGAAGATAACTAACTTTTACCATAACGGTCCCGCTTCATCCCAGATTCAGAAGCTGGAAGAAACTGGAGGTATAACTGTTTATGTAGATGATGGCAAGCTCATGGTTCAGGATAGTAAAACTGCTCTGAAAGGACGCATCAAGATATTGAACTTGGAATCAGGCATGGTTGGATTGCCAAATATAACTACCGACGGACAAGGCACAGTGGGAGTTGAGGTAGCTTACGTCATCGATGGCGAGTCAGTGCTTGGTGGGTTACTACGGATAGAGAGCAAGTTTAATCCTGCTGCTAATGGCGATTACTCAATCCAGCAATTAGGTTTCAGCGCATCCTCTCACGGAGATGATTTTTTCTACAATGTTTGTGGGATAAAATTATAAATAGACTATTATACAATACCATCCAACGAGTCCAGACTCGCAAGAATATCTTCGCGAATTAACGATGGTAGGATAAAGGACTTTTATGACCAAATCACAAAATAAAAATCTAAACGCAGCTAAAGACGCGAAGAATGATGAATTTTATACTCAATTAGCTGATATAGAGAACGAGCTGAAGTACTACCGAGAGCATTTCCGAGGAAAGACCGTTTATTTGAACTGCGATGATCCGCGAAAATCTAAATTTTTCCATTATTTTTCGTATCGATTCGCGTTCCTAGGTTTGAAGAAACTGATTTGTACTGGATATAAGGCAGGGGCGAATGGAGTTAAATGTGTGTTTACTGGAGGCAATCCAGAAGAAATCGAAGTTATCGAACTGGAAGGGACCGGAGGATTCGAAACAGAAGAATGTATTGAGCTCCTTAAGGAGGCTGATATTGTTGTCAGTAATCCACCGTTTAGTAAATTTAGAGAGTATGTGGCACTCTTAGTTGAGTATGACAAGAAGTTTTTGATTGTTGGAAACAAAAACGCCATAACCTACGCAGATATATTTCCTTTAATTAAAGAAAATAAATTGTGGCTCGGAGTTACTAGCCCTAAAGAATTTATAACACCTGAAGGATATACTGCGAAGAATGTTGT